GAGCGTTACTGGATAAAGGTTATGTCGAAGAAGCGGGGTTCACACGCCCCGGTAATTCTGGGAAACAACAACGAGTGTTAAAAGCAAAACTGTTGCGGGACAGCAATGGAAATAATTGAAGACAAGTACCTTGCGGTACGCACAAGAAACCCCGATAAAATCACCAAAGCAATCAAACGAAGCCAAGTAATACGCAAAGAAGACGATATTTCTACGGTTGCCGTAGAGTGGGATTTAGAAGAAGCGCAATGGCTACGGTATTTGAATTTCAAGAATGTCCCATCCCCCATTCGCCGGGATTACGGGTGGCCGGGACTTTTTACTCCGATGGCGCATCAGCGGGACACCGCCGAGTTTCTTACCCTGCACAACCGAGCGTTCTGTTTCAACGAGCAGGGCACGGGGAAGACCGCTAGCGCCATTTGGGCATCGGAGTATTTGATGTCGGAAGGGGCCATCAAGCGAGTGCTGGTGGTGTGTCCGTTGTCGATCATGCAAGCCGCATGGCAGCGCGACCTCTTCAACTTCGCGATGCACCGCAAAGTCGGGGTAGCCCACGGGGACAAAGACAAACGGGTAAGAATCATCCGAGGCGACTACGACTACGTCATCATCAATTTTGACGGCGTTTCCATCGTGGCTGACGAGATTGCGAAGGGCGGCTTTGACCTCATCATCATTGACGAGGCGAACGCCTACAAGACGGCGACCACCAAGCGATGGAAGGCGATGAACAAGTTAGTGACCACTAACACGTGGCTCTGGATGATGACAGGGACGCCTGCGGCGCAGTCTCCGGCGGATGCTTATGGGCTGGCTAAGATGTGCGTGCCGCACAACGTCCCGAAGTTCTACACGACGTTCAAAGAGTCGGTCATGGTGCAGATAACCCGGTTCAAGTGGATTCCGAAGCCGAATGCATCGACCATCGTCCACACGGCTTTGCAGCCTGCCATTCGGTTTGAGAAGAAAGATTGTTTGGATTTGCCGCCCATCACTTACACCGACCGGGAAGCGGCGTTGACGCCGCAGCAGAAGAAGTATTACGAGCTTTTGAAGAAGGAGTTTTTGGTCATGGCTGGGGAGGAGGAGATCACCTCGGCCAACGTAGCGGTGAATCTCAACAAGCTCCTGCAAATCTCAGGTGGCGCGGTGTATACCAACTCTGGGGCGACCGTGGAGTTTGACGTATCGAACCGTTTGAGCGTGGTGGATGAAGTCATTGAGGAGGCGTCGCACAAGGTGCTGGTGTTCGTTCCGTTTACACATACCATCGACCTGTTAAAAACTCACCTTGTGAGCAAACATATCCCCTGCGAGGTCATCTCGGGATCGGTGAGCGCGACCAAGCGTAACGACATCATCCAGCGGTTTCAGACTAAAGATGAAGACGACATCAAAGTCCTGATTATCCAGCCTGCCGCTGCGGCGCATGGCATCACGCTCACTGCCGCCGACACCATCATCTGGTATGCGCCGGTCACCAGCACTGAGATTTATTTGCAGGCGAACGCTCGTATCGACCGGCAGGGGCAGAAGAACGCGATGACGGTGGTACACATTGTGGGTAGTCAGATCGAACAGAAGATCTACCGCATGCTGCGGGAGAAATTGGGTGACCACGCAAAGTTGATTGATTTGTACCGGGAGGAGTTGACACAGTAAATTTAATCCTTCACCATCCGCACATAACAACGAATTAGAGGACAAGACATGGATACTGATGAATACGGTGTAGACACCATCGTAGAAGCGTTCATCGCTTTGCGAGACCAGAAGCAGGCTATCGAGCGCGTTACGGCGCAGCAGGTTGCCGCAATTGAGGCCGACATGGAGGTGCTGACCGTTGCACTGAAAGACCTCTGCAAAGTAATCGGCGCGGACTCTATCCGCACGAGCCACGGTACGGTTATCCGTAGCGTGAAGAAGAAGTACTGGACGAATGACTGGGCGTCCATTCACAGCTTCATGAAGGAGCACGATGCTTTCGAGCTTCTTGAGAAGCGCATCCACCAGTCAAACATGAAGGAGTTTCTTGAGGCTAACCCAGACTTGCACCCCGCAGGTTTGAACGTGGACTCCGAATACTCCATTACCATTCGTAAGAAATCCTAAGGATAAATAAGATGAACAATATGATTCCGTTCAGCACCAATCTCGTCCCCGACTACATCCGTGAGGAGGGGCAGTCCGAGTTGACCAAAGACCTGATGCAGAAGATGGGGGGCGTAAACAAGCGCATCTCCATCCGTGGCAAGGTGTTCCGTCTGGTCGTCAACGGCGAGGAAGTGGCGAAGAAGAAGGACGAGTTGGATGTCATCGTGGTGAACGTCGCCAAGGATGTGTCCCGCACCTACTACGTTGGGACGTATGACCCGACTGCGGAAGCCGCCCCGCCGACTTGCTGGTCGGCTGACAGTAAGGTGCCGCACCCGAGCGTGGAGAACCCGCAGCACAAGAACTGCAACGACTGCCCGATGAACATCGCCGGCAGCGGTCAGGGCAACACTCGTGCCTGCCGGTTCAAGCAGCGGATTGCGGTGGTGTTGGCTGACGACATCGACAGCGGCGTTCACATGCTGGAGATTCCGGCGACTTCTCTCTTCGGCAAGGGTGACATCTCCCACATGCCGTATCAGCAGTACTTCAAGTACGTCGCGTCGCAGGGGCATTCCATCGACCGTCTGGTTACCCGCATCTCGTTTGACGACGACGCGGATACGCCGAAGCTGTTCTTCGCCCCCATCGGCTTCCCGAGCCGTGAGGCGCTGCCTAAGCTCATCGAGCACGGGCAGTCCACCGAGGCCAAGATGGCGGTCACCATGACTGTCTATCAGGCCGACAAGGGGCAGAAGGCGCTTCCGTCGCTGAAGGACGCCATCAAGGCCAACGGTGGCGAAGTGGAAGAGAGCGAGCCGGAGGTTAAGCCGGCGAAGAAGAAGGAAACCTTGGCGGAAAAGCCCGATGTCAACGCCGTGCTGGCGAAGTTTGCCAACAAGAGCAAGCCCGCCGCCACTGAAGTGGACGACGAGTAAATGGATAACCGAGGCTACAGTGCGCGAATCATCGACGCGAACCGTCGAGCGTCTGATAGCCTCGGTGTCCGGTTAGGCCGGTACTGCATTAGTCGAGACATCCCCGCCATTGATATGGCGGGGTACTTTGGGGTTTCCAAAATGACGATCTACAAGTGGTTTACCGGCAAGTCGGAGCCGAGGGCGGTCTATGGCGAGAAGATTCAAGCGTTATTAACTAGCGGGGGATGGGAATAGATTAGAAGAAGAGAAAGACATGAACACAACGACATTTATGGAAAAGGTACTTCCCGCTGATGGGGTGTACTGCATAGTCGGATTAAAAGAGGGGAGCAACCCCCGCACATTTTTCTACCGCGACATCCCCGGTGCGGTAGCCAAGGCAGAAGAACTCTCGGGGCAGTCCTATAACGCCTACTTTGCTTGCGCGTCGTTTGAAGAGGAAAGCGGCGGTCGCAAGACGACCAATGCTCATGCGCTCCAATCGTTTTACGTTGACATCGACTGTGGTGTAGGTAAGCCATATGCAGCGCAGGCTGATGGTTTGGAGGCGTTGTCGGTGTTCTGCGAGGCAAAGGGTTTACCCACGCCGACCATCGTGTCTTCTGGCTACGGCATCCATGCCTATTGGATAACGTCGCGCTCTATGACCCGCAGCGAGTGGAAGCCGACTGCGGAGCGCCTCAAGACGCTGTGCAGGGAGGAAGGTCTTAGGATCGACATGAGCGTCACAGCGGACGCTGCACGCATCCTGCGCGTCCCCGGCACCTTCAACTACAAGCGCGACCCGGTGCCTGTAGAGGTTCTTTTGGAAGGCGAGGAGTTTGAACTAGCGGATTTCACCCGTTTGCTGGGCGTGACGATCCTCCTGTCCGAGCCGCCGGATTACTTGCGGACAGGCCCAAGTGAGTTGATGAAGTCCTTGTCAGACGACCGCCAGAAGCGGTTCGTGTTGATTATGGAGCGGTCGGCACGAGGGGATGGGTGCCAGCAGTTGGTCTATATCGCGACTGAGCAGGAGAAGATTGGCTACGACCTGTGGCGTGCAGGGCTGTCGATTGCGCGTAACTGCACCGACTTTGAGGTCGGCATTCACGCTATTTCGGATAAACACCCCAGCTACGATTTTGAAACGACGATACGGAAGTCGGAGGATTTGATCGACAAGCCGTACAAGTGCGAGACCATTGAGTCCTACAACCCCGGCGGTTGCAAGGGATGCCCACACAAAAAGAAGATTAAGAGTCCGATTGTGCTGGGAGTCGAGGTTCAGACCAGCGAAGAAGAGGTGATTGTAGAAATCGAAGAAGGCGGCGACCCCGTCGAGTACGAAATCCCAACATTACCTAAGCCTTATTTTAGAGCTAAATCTGGAGCTATTTATGTAGCAAATGGAGACGACGAGCCTGAGTTGGTTTATGAGCATTCTCTCTATCTGGTGAAGCGCATGACCGACTCGGTGCGCGGTGACCTTGCGTTGGCACGGCTGCACTTACCCAGAGAGAAGGCGCGGGAATTCATCGTCCCGCTGTACGCTATGACCTCTAAGGACGAGCTACGGAAGGTGCTGTCAGCCAATGGAGTCATCAGCGCCGGGAAAGCGTTGGAGCGGCTGATGTGGTATCTCATCAGTTGCGCGAAGACGCAGCAGGTAACGATGGATACGGAGATTTTGCACGCTCAGATGGGTTGGGCAGAGGGCGACTCCAAGTTCATTCTGGGCACCCAAGAAATCGGAGTGTCCGAAATCCGGTACAGTCCACCATCCGAAACTACCGAGTCGGTCGCCACCCTGCTGCATGCCAAGGGGGCACTTGTGGAGTGGAAGCGAATCACCAAGACTTACGCAGCGCCGGGAGCAGAGGGCTTCGCTCTGCCGTTCTTTGGGGGCTTTGGCTCCCCGCTGATAAAGTTCACTGGCTACAACGGCGCTATGTTCGCTCTGGTTAGCCCCAACTCAGGGACAGGTAAGACGACCATCATGCGGATGGTCAACAGCATCTGGGGGCATCCCAGCAAGCTTCTGTCGGTAGAGGCGGATACCTACGCCCACAAGATTTACCGCGCTGGCGTGTTGAACAACCTGCCGCTGACAGTCGATGAAGTAACCAACATGCCGATGGATGTTGCGTCCAAGTTGGTTTACGCCATCCCGCATGGTATGGGGCCGGGGCGGATGCAGTCTCAGGTAAACATGGAGCGGAAGAACGACACCACATGGTCGCTCATCGGTCTATGCACTTCCAACGCTTCCATCGTGGACAAGCTTTCATCTGGTAAGTCCACCGCCAACGGCGAGTTGATGCGGTTGATTGAGTACCGGGTCGAGTCACTGAACCTGATGTCGAAGACCGAGGCTTACGAGTTGTTTGAAGTCACCCTGATGGAGAACTACGGGGTCGCTGGGACGCTCTACGCCGAGTGGGTGGTGCGGAACAAGGATGAGGTCATCCGTCGCATCCGGGCGATGCAGGAGTACATCGACAAGCGGGCCAAGCTGGATAACCGGGAGCGGTATTGGTCGGCGTGCTTTGCCGCCTGCATCGTCGGGGGGCAGATTGCCTACGAGTTAGGGCTACATGAGATTCCGGTAGAGCCGGTGCTGGAATGGATTTTCTCGCATTTGATTCCATCCCTGCGCCGCGATGTGGCGAATGCGGTGCCTGAGATTGCAGATGTCCTCGGGGATTTCTTGAACGCTCACCGGGACAGCGTGCTGGTCATCAATAACAGCACCGATGGAAGGTCTGCCTTGGCACCCTTGGCGATACATTCTCCCCACAAAAATCTGTCTATAAGGTTTGAGCCAGATGTGAAGAAGCTGTACATAAGCACCAAGGTGTTTAAGGATTTCTGCACCGAGCGGCAGGTGATGGTTAAAGACTTGCTGGGAAGCTTCAAAGACAAAGGGGCGTATCTGGGAGAGCAGAAGAAGCGGATGGGTAAGGGCACTAACATCGACTCCCCCGCCGTGCGCGTGTATGAGTTCTCGTACAACGGGGAAGACTTCTATGGAATTGAGGGGGCACCCCCGGAGGCGCGTTGATTCATATTCCCCCTCGTGATAACCTTTCTTTGTACGTGTCTTTCCTCTTGTGTTGTAATTAGCCCCGCCAAGTGCGGGGCTTTTTTTACTCTTCTTCCGGCACAAGGGCTTGCAGATTGCGGACTTCTCTACTCATCGGCTTACCAAGGTACACGCCATACGTCTGAGCCATCTGACGTTGCTTCACTTGGTATTGTTTTTCCGATTTATGGATAGTGTCGGAAGTGATGGGTTTAACGATTGATGCTCCCGGCCCCTTGGTGTTGAAGTTGTGGATTTGCCGGCGGATCTCCAGAATCTCATCAAGGTCGTTCTCTTGCTTTGCAAGGTTCAAGCGGGCCAGAAGCGCCGTTCGACGTTCCGTTCCATTACGCTGCGCCGACTTCATGATTTCGTTGGCGGCGTAACGGTCGCCTAGATCTTTGGGCGTGAACCCAAAGAACTGCATAACGAGTTCGTACCCATTCGGGTCGTCCACAAGCTTCACACCTTCCTTAGTCGTCGCCCCCTCGATACCAAACCGAATCGATTTCAGCATATTGCGAATAGTCGCAGGGAGCATAGCCTCGATGCCTCGCTCTGTGTGCCCCTGCTCGATGTCGTTCATGCCGCGCCGGAAGTTGTTCACGATACCCATTGCCGGCCCAAGCGCGAGTTCAGCGACGTAGGTAGGCATCCCGACTTCCGCCAAACGCTTCGGGTCGTCGCGCCAGACGAGGTCTGTGAAGCCCGTGCGGCTTGAGATGTCCGCACCAGTCAGTTCACTCATAGGCCCGCGTAGCGCCCACGAGGCTTCGCTACGGAGGATGTCACCTTCAAGGTCAAATGGCTCGTCGTCGTCCCCGAGGATGGCAGAGGCGATGAGGTTTAGCCCGCCGAAGAACGGCATGCCCTTGATGCCAGCAAAGGTGAACGCCATGCCGTTGATGTAACCGAATTGCTTCCGAGCGATGGAGCGTTCTTCCTTGGTGGCCCCGCTGCCGGGGCCGAACGCTTTGGCGAACAGCTTGGACGCCAGAAAAATCTGAGCCAAGGCAAACCGCTTGAACGTCCCCACGATCTTGCCAATGTCGGACTGGAACAACGCAGGCCCAGTCTCAGACATCGAAGAGCCGTTGGCTTCTTCAACCGTCTCAATAGCTTTGGCGGCTGCACGCTCCGCAATTTCTTGGTCTGAGAGCTTCCCCTGCTTTTTGAGCTTGTTGTACTCAAGCTTGTACGCCGCGAGGAGGGTTACCTCACGGTTGAAGCGTTCCGAGTTTTGGAATATCCAGCTAAGGTTGTTCTCAACTTTGTTCCATGTGTTGAGGATCTTGTCAGCCCCGGTCTCTTCCTTCTCGGTCTTGACGCTGTACTCGCGCTGGTACTGGAGGTCTTGTCCAGTAGAACGTCGAATAGCACCGGCATTGACCGCACGCTGCCACAACTCCTGCATGTGCTTCGGGATGTCTGGACGAGACCCGTCCTTCCGAGTACCAAAGAACGTGAAGTCGGTAAGCGGCTTCCCAGTGAATATATTTTCCATCGTGCTGTTGTTGTCACTGCCCCCACGGAAAAACATCTTGCTGGCTTCTGACATGGCACGGAGGGATTCCCCCGCACCATACTCACCCGCCAGCAGGCTGTAGGTCACAATCGGAAGCTGCGTCAAGTTGACAACAGCGGAAGAGATGTTGCCGAGCAGGAAGAACCGATAGCTGTTGTAGCCAACAAACGAAGCGATCTTGCCCCAAGTGCCCTTCTGCATCGGGGACTTCATGTACCCCTCTCGCTTGATCAGAGAGGCATCAATGGCCTTCATAATCCAAGAAGTGGTCTTACCCTCAGTACCTATCAACCCCTTCGCCTCAGAAAGCGCATCGTCAATCTTGGTCACATGGTCGAACTGCACGACGTTCATCGCCATGCGAGTACCCACATCAGCCAGCGCCGACAGCGCATCCTCCCGGTAACCCAGCTTGCCTTCACGAGGACGGAACTGCTGCATCACCGAGTTCGACGGGAAGAAGTTGAGATAAGACTGGAACACCGCGTCTATCACGCTCGAATCGACGTTTTTCTCTTTGAGGAGCTTGATGACTTCCTTGAACTGACTGGTCGGCGGCAACTTGTCCACATCGAGGTCGGTGATGCGCTCAAAGTC